AAAGCCCGGGAAACAGGGGTCAGCATTCTGGAGAAACTCAACCTCACGGTATTCAAAACAAATTTCGCTGAGGCTTTTGAGGCTGGCGGGATTGAGCAGTTAGACGCGAAGATGATGCTTCTACAGCGTTACCGTTCGAATGAGGCCATTTTTGCATGTGACTCTTCGGAGGATCTGCAGAACATCACTCTGACGATCTCAGGAGTTGAAGGCATCATCCGGCAGGCATTGGAATTCATTGCGGCTATCAACCGAACGCCGGCGGTCAAGCTCCTCGGAATCTCTCCGAGTGGTTTCAACGCGACCGGACAGAGTGACATCCGGAATTACTACGACCATATCAAATCAAAACAAGAGCTCAATCGAGACGCAATTCAAACTGTCTTGAAAGCTATCCAGTTGGTGGAATTTGGACACGTTGATCAGTCCATTACATTCAAATTCAACGAACTTGGAGAGGCAGATGCCGCGGCCACAGCAATCACGGCCAAGACGAAGGTCGACATGTTGGCTGTTCTGCAGGACCGCAATGTTCTGAGTGCTGAAGAGGTCCGTGAGTTTGTCCGACGCGATTCCGATATGGGTTTGGACTTCATTCCGGAAGAATTGCCGGAAGGGATGGAGGGAGAGCTCATGACCGATGATCCCAGTCAGCAGAATGAGCTGATGAACAACTTCCTGAAACAGCGCTCGGCCGAGAACGTGGCGCCGGCGCCGAAGGTTGATGAAGACAAAGCTGGAGAGATTTTCTAATGAAGACTGCTCGTGCTGTTCAGCCGAATCTAGGCAGACAGGCAAAGTTCAAAAAGAAGCTCGACACCTTCTTGCGGTCCTTTAGAAATAGGATTCTCAACGAGATTCTCCTTTATCTGTCCGATGCTGGAGGATTGACCGAGGACGCTTCCTTAACGTTCCGTCCGGACGATCCTCTCGATCGCGCACGGCTGCGGAATATCAAGGAACGAATTAACCACTTGGTTCTTCGTGATCCGGATAGATTCCGTCGCAATGTTGATGACTTCATAGCCCGTAACATGGGCAACTGGATAAGAACGGCGGATCGGGAAACACGCCAGATTGCTGAGTGGTACGTGAAAAACCTTGCCGCCGATGTCTCGACAGCTCAAAAGGCATCGCTCAAGGCGGCGGGCATTCCTGATTCCGTTTTTGCTTATGAGATGAGGCAGACGCGCAAGCACTTCTTCATCACGCCTCAGGCAATAAATGAACTACCGGGAATGGTCGCCGACACGACGAGCCTCATCAGCAACATCACAACATCCGAGCTGACAAATATTCGCTCTGCCTTTATGGATGCTTACGAAGGTCATGGCACGTATTCGCAGATTGTGGAAGCCCTTGGACGATCTTCTTCATTTACGGCTCAACGAGCTCAGCGTGTGGCAATTGACCAAACGCTGAAACTGAATCAGCAGATTCAGCAGGCCAACTGCAAAGGTTTAGGGATTACTCGAGGGGTTTGGATTCATGTCCCTGGCAAGTACACCAGTCGAGAAAGCCACATTGAGATGAACGGAAAAGAGTTTGATCTTTCTAAAGGCCTGTACGACAAGGAGGTCGGTCGGAACGTGATGCCCGGTGAGCTTTATTGGTGTAGATGCCAGTTCAGAAGCATCCTTCCGGATTAAACATTTTCGAGGTTATTACTGTGGGAAATCTAAAACGCACGGTTGCAATTGATTCTGTGAGTGTTCGATCTGTGGACGAGAACGGTTTCCTCCATGTCCAAAAGTCTCCGCTGACAAGAGTTCAAGTTGCTCCGTATTACGGGAAAGAGATTGCAGGCTGGCGAGAGCTCGGATTAGACCCTGAAAAGATCTATCACGCCTATCGACCGCCTGAAGAACTTAGTTCTCCCGAAACTATTCAATCAATTAACGGTATCCCGATTCATCTGGAGCATCACGATGATCACGGAGCCCCCGAGAACAAACAAACCCGTGTGGGTACTACCGGAACGGACGGAGCTTTTGAGGCTCCGTTTTTAGTTAACTCTCTGCACATTTACGACAAGGACGCACGCAGCAGGATCGAAGACGGTTCAATGCGTGAGTTGAGTCTTGCGTACACGTTCGAGCCCGACTTCTCGCCGGGTGAGACACCTGATGGAGAGAAATACGACTATGTGCAACGCAAGATCAGAGCGAACCATCTTGCGCTTGTTGAAACTGGGCGCGCTGGGCCTGAGGTAAGAGTTCGCGATTCTAATAAGGACTTTCTCAATATGGAAAAAGATGACGCTGTTGAGCAGGCTGAAGTGACGTTAGCAAAGGCGATTATCGATTTGCATTCCGTTGATCCTAACGGAAAAATCGTTGACGGCGCTCAAGATGATGACAAAGACGCGATGATTCAAAAAATCATCGAAGGACTGAAGGCAAAAGGCCTGACGGACGAAGAAGCTGAAAAGCTTAAGACAACTCTGTCTGACCTGGCTTACTCTCAGGCTACAGGAGACGAAGATCCTAAGCCCGATGAACAAAAAGAGGCCCAGGACGACGATCCGGAACTTGATGAAAAGATGAAGGATCCGAACTTCAAGGCTGGTTTTGAAGCTGGCGTTCTCTACGGCGAAAAACGTGAAAAGGACGATCCTAAACGCATCGATTCTGATCACGAACGCGAAGGCGAAGAACGCTATCTCGAAAAAGAAGCGGAAGATGCATTGAAATCCTGTGGTCTTGATGAAGCTTCTGAAGAAGAGAAGAAGGCTTTTGCTGCCGGATTGAATTACGCCCAGAAGAAAGATGAAGGCGCACAAGATGAAGATCCGAAACCTGATGATGGCAAAGAAGAAAAGAGTTCTGCCTCTGACTCCATGAAGATTCTCCGAAACGCCATCTACTCTGAACTGGCCGCAATCGAAGAAGTCAAGCCGGTGTTAGGTGTTATCCGTGCCGGATCCTATGACTCCGCAGGTTCCATCTATGTGGCAGCACTCAAGAAACTCGGTTTGAAAAACATCCCCGCATCCGAAGCTCGTTCTGCGTATCGCGCCTACATGCAGGGTCGAAAGGCCTTAGCTGGTGCGAAAGACTCCGGCGCCAAGGTGACCGAGAAGCCGACTGCCGTCAGCGCAATTTTGAACAATGTTAAATAAATAGGAGATTTTTTGATGCTTCAAAAATCTGTAGGTCTCTATCCTGCTATCGGTATTCCGGGACAGCAGGTTGCATTCAATCAGGCCGTCTACACGCCTCAGAACTACTTGTCTGACGGTACTGTCCAGTGCGGTGGTTTTGCGTTTGCTGTAGCCGCCTCCACACCCGGAACAGCCGTGAAATTCCCAATCGCATCCTTGAAGGGCTCTGCAGGGGCCAAACCGATCGGTTTTGTTGAGCGCACGTTCACGGCGTCCATCGAGCTGGGCACAGATACTCCGGACATTTATCCGAAAGGATCTGAACTGACGATTGCAGTGAGAGGCGATTACTACATCGTCGCACCTGCGGCCGCAACTCTCGGTCAAGCTGTTCTCTGTGATCCGACTACCGGCGCCATCACGTTTGGTGATGCCGGCGCCGCAAATGACACTGGTTGGACGGTTCAGACGGCTGGCGCAAAAGGCGACACGATCATCATTTCCAATCACGGCCTCGGTTATCAGCCTGCCGCGAGTGGATCCTAATCTGAGGTAAAAAATGAACGATTTTGAATTAGCAAAGCAAAAAGGCGTGCATGGTGTGGAAGCAAAAGGATTCATGTCCTATTCCACAGACGCCAAAGGTAAGATCAACGTCGATTACGATGCAACGGTTAAGGCAATGGCTCGAGATGCTGCATTGCAGACTCCTGTGTCTGTCGGCGTCCCGTCAGTCTTCACGACATTCATTGACCCGCAGGTCGTCCCCATCCTGTTTGCCGCCCAGAACGCTACAAAGATTTTCGGCGAAGAAAGAAAGGGTGACTGGACAGATAACTTCTTCACCTTCCCGGTCGAAGAGTATGCGGGCAATGTGACTCCTTACTCTGACTTCGCGGAGAACGTCTCTACAGATGTGAACGTGGAGTACCCGACTCGCGAAAACTTCTTGTTCCAAACTGTCATCAAGTATGGTGATCGTGAGGTGGGTCTTGCGGCTAAGGCCAAGTTGAATGTTGTTTCTTCTAAACAACAGGCCTCTGCCTACGTTATGGCGATGGCTCACAACAAGTTTGCGCTTTATGGTGTCGAAGGTAAGAAGGTCTACGGTCTGTTAAATGACCCGAACCTGAACGCTTCGATTTCTCCGATCTCCATCACCACGGGATCTACCGCTAACTCTACGTGGACAGCAAAGTGCGCTGCACAGCCTGAGAAGACTGCCAACATTGTCTATAACGACATTAACAAGCTTTGGGCTGAAATTAGCAAGAATAACGGCGGTTTGGTTGATCAGAACTCCCGCATCATTCTCGCTGTCAGCAACACCAGAGCTCCTTACCTGACCGAGCCGAACTCCTTCGGTCTTACGGCTATGACTATGCTCAAGCAGTCATTCCCCAACATCGAGGTTGTTCAGCTTCCTGAGCTGACTACAACGGCTGGTGAAATGCTGTACATGACTGTTCCTGACCTGTTTGGCATTGAGACTGGTATCTGCGCATTCTCTGAGAAGTATTTCTTGGGTCGTGTGGTTCCGGAAATGTCCAGCTACAAGCAAAAGGTCGTTGGCGGAACTTGGGGCGCTGTTATTCGTCGTCCCAGTCTCGTCGCAACAATGCTTGGCGTCTAATCTGAAATAACCAACTACGGAGGCCCGATCTCTCGGGCCTCTTTCTTAGGAGATTGAAAATAATGGCTCGTATCAACACCACAACTCAGAAAGCAACATCCGGAAAGGTTGTCGCAGATAATTTCAGCAATACTCAGAAGAAGAGCGCTGCTAAAACTCAGTCCACTGTGATCATTGCTTGCACTCTGGCACACGGTCTCAAATTTGATGATGTGCCGAACGGCAACGGCGGAACAAAGACGATCATTTTCCCGGGCGTTAATGATTCGCTTAGAGGAAAACGTGACGGGATTTTGCTTGGCAAAGGAAATTCAGTCGCATTCCAGATCGACAAAGAGGACTGGGAAAACATTAAGCGCATGCATGGTCAAGAAGCTGTGTTTACAGGCGTGAATGGCGGTCTTCCGTGCCTGCTTGAGATGAAATCTGTTCAAGAATTCAGAGGCCGCGAGGACGAATTAAAAGAAGCGTCTCACGGGCTCAATCCGATCGATCCTGAATCGGTCAATGTTGAAGAAGTTAAGAACGAAGAAGGTTAACAAAATGGCTGTCGTCGTCTTTGATCCTGAAAAATTTCGAAGCCTTCATCCTGCGTTTTCGGATGAAGTTAAATTCCCGGATGAAACTCTCCAGTTCTACTTTGATGTGGCGGTGGAGTTTGTAGGGAATACGGACGCCGACAGCTTTGCTCCCTATGATCCGGACAACAAGGTCTATACAAGGGAGCGGCTCCTTGATCTTGCAACCTGCCACCTGCTGACACTCAGCCAGCAGCCGAATGGTCAGGTTGGCAGGATTGCTAGTGCTACGCAGGGAAGTGTGAGTACCAGCTTTGACCTTCTGAAAACGAATACTTTTGTTGGCGATTGGTGGGCTCAAACCCAATGCGGCGCCATGTACTGGACGCTGACTTCCAAATACCGAATCGGCGGCAGAGTTTATCCGGGAAATAATTACCATCCTTGGGGATGATGACGATGGGCATCAACATCACATCTAACAATGCGTTCAAAAAGCTGTCAGAGAAGATCAAGGCCGATAGCAATAAAAAGCTAGAGGTCGGAATAATGATTCCGGACATCGCAACCATTGGGATGTATCTGGAATATGGGTGGGTCCAGTCAGTGACGAGCAAGCAAGGACACTACTTGTCGGCTCAGCTTGGACTGCCTCCGAACAGCAAATTCACGACTCTCTACATGCCCCCGCGTCCGTTCATGAGAGCTACCTACGCTCACAAAAGAGCGGAGTGGCAGGAAATATTCCGAAAGTATTTCCTAAAAACTTTCGACATTACATATTCCCTCAAGACAATGGGTCAGGCCGCAGTAGACGATATTGTTCAGACGATTGACAACGCAGGTATCCCTGCAGGATCGTTTCCTAAAAGATCAGCCCTTACGATGGCTCTTTTTGAAGCTACAGGGGAAATCGCTAAGGTTCGCAAAGCAAAGGGTGGTGGAAAACTTGCCAATAACGTAAACACGACTAAACCGCTGACCCTAACAGGCGTTCTTAGAACCTCTATTCAAGCGAAGGTTTCCTAATGTCTCTCAACCTACACGCAATTGTCCGCCAGGCAATTAACGCCAACTATGCTGACGAAAAATTCAAGCTGTATCGATCGGTCGGCCAAAAGAATGTAGGAGGAATCGTCCAAGCGTATTACGCACCGCCTGAAGAGATTCAGGGGAATTTTCAAAGCGAAGGCGATAGCGCTCTTGACCATGCCAACTTAGCCGGACAGAACACCATCATCCGGCGCCTGTACCTCTACGCATCGAGCGACCAGAAGCAGCGGCCTTGGGCAATCTATAGGCCATTAGCGAGGTCGGGAGATTATGTCGAAGATTCCAAAGGAGGCCAGTGGTTGATCACTGCGGTGATCGAAGATTTTTCGGACGCAGGTTGGGAGGCGGTCCGCTGCACATTCCAAACCACGCCTCAGAAGCTGAACATCGTAGAGGAAGAAGATGAAAGCACAAAATCTGACCCCGAACATCCGGACAGCGATCCAAGAATTTCTTGAGATATTTGCAGTTCCGGAGGTGGCGCCGGAAAACATTTTCTACGGCAATCAGAACAATCTGGCATTGCCTCCTGAGGGGAACGATTACGTCATCTATTCCTACATCTCCAGCGTTCGACACGGGACGAGTGCCGAGGACTGGGAGCAGGACCAAAACGATGACAACGTTTATCTCTCAACGACTACAGAGGTTTTGGTTCAGGTCGATTGCTACGCATCGACTTTAAACGGCTCGGACGGCATGAATGCAATGCTGAGAGCTCAGGCTTTGGAGACTATATGCCGGTCCCAGGTAGGCGTGCAGTTCTTCGTTGACAGAGGAATAAGCCTGCTTCATGCGGACGATCCTAGAGACACAACCATCGTCGGAGACTCAGATAACTATGTCCGAAGATCAACGCTGATGATTCACCTCAGTATGCAGAGCCAGATCAAAGTTTCTATGGGATTCTTTAGTGCGGTTGATGTGGATCTGAAAAACGTTGATGTGAGCTACCCGCCGAAGGAAAAAGAATGAACGAGCAACTTGCTTTCAAACTTGGGAGAGCATTCAAGCTCGGACTAATGTATGGGCTTGGGAGAACTTACGCAACAAACCCTGGTGATGCTCAGGATGCCGCAAAGTGGATAACGGTGAATGGCACTCATATACCAGTCGGTAAGAATGGCAAACTGGAAGGGAAAGTAGGAAAGAAAGTAGAAAGCCAGCAGTCCTATCCGAAATCAGGGAAAAATCTCATTGAGAGTCCGCCCTCAAAGGATATTCATAGTTACTTGCAAAAGGCCGGAGGTAATCCCGCTAAAGCTATCGTCCTCTATTACGACAATGAACTGCGAGGAGGTTCGGTTAGCACTGAGGTGGAGATATCTAGGAAGAAGCAAACAGTTTCTGTTGTTTTCGATGGCAAAGGGAGAAAGGAATTTAAGAAATTTTCTGGGCACCTACGAGAAATACTAGAGGTTCTTCCTTTTGTTCCAGAAGTAATAGAAAAAGGCTCCTACTTCGGGAGGAAAGAGGCTGTCAACCATTCTCCGCAAGTGGCCTTTCATACAAAAATGAAAAACGTAAGGGTTAATGGCATTAAAAAAACAGTGGCTGTCGATATAGGAGAATCGTCACGCACTGACTTCCATGCGTACAACGTCAACACCGAAGGAAACCGATGGTTTGATAAGAAAAAGGCTTCTTTTGAAATTGAAATGAGAAAAAGAAAAGCCAGAGACGCTGTGCTATTACCGCCTTCTAAGGGCTCGGTGAAAGGTTTACACCGGTCAACAGAACAATCTCTAGCTATGAGCGGAATTGTAGAACGGCCCGAAGAGCCGGTCAAGATGTCAGTCCTAAGAATAAGAATTTTATGAAAAAAAAATAGCCCCGTTCAGTTGGTAGCTGAGCGGGGTTTGAGTTAACTGATTGCAAGGGAATCAGTCAATATGAACATTTTACACGACCTAGCGGAGGCCCTAACCATGGTCACTGTCGTTCCTTTGTATGCAGCTCTTCCCGTTTACCTAATCGGTTACGGGCTCGCAGTTTGGGTGATTGCGAAAGCGATTAAGG